CCAACATCGACGGAAAACTTATGGAATCCCAAACCATTGATTATACCTCCGTTGTGCTAGTCATCAGTGGGTTGGTGTTTGTCTCGCTGTTGACATGGTGGTTGTGGCCCAGGGAGGATACCTGGAGCCGGGTGGTGCGGTATTGGCGTGACGAGTACCTTGACCAGTACTCAGATGCTGAAGATCCTGGACAATTACCCAACCTCGGACAGTCTGCCATTGTTCGTCTGGCAGTTGCGCATCTGCGCACCGAGCTTGGTTGTCTTACGGATTCGTCTGCCAACCGCATGGTGGTATCTGATGTCGTGCGCCGGTTCATGAAGAACCACGGCATGCGACCGACACACATCAGCTACTACTTTGCCATCTGTGTTGATGTTTATTTCTTGCAGTCCACTGCCGATGAGCAGCTCACCCTCATCCGCAAGAGTGCGGCGTACCGCAAATTACGCCGCACTGGTGGCACTGCTTGAGGGGGCCCTGTCTACTCCATTGGTGTGGACACCCGTATTGATCGCAGCGGGTGTCCAGGCATCACCATTAGTGGGGGCGATAAGGGTGGGAAAACACGTTTTGTGAGATCGCTATCACAGTATGGGTCTGGAGCTGTGTACGGGGTCCACAATTCAAGTCTGGCTAATTTGGTTCGTGGTGTGGCTGAGAGGGTTCTTTATACCGTCTCAGATGGGGTCCTGGAAACCCCTAGGAAACCCCTTGCAAATGTGTTTGAACGTCTGGCTGTGGTTAAGTCCAAACTGCTATCGAAGTTGTCCCCGACCACCGTGGTCCCTCGTGACGGCTATGCCGCACTATACCACGGTCGCAAACAACAAGTCTATAGCAGAGCCGCGGAGAGTCTCGTCCTGAAACCGATTCGCCGTAGTGACGCTTACGTTAGCACATTTGTCAAGGCTGAGAAGATCAACTTCTCAGCAAAAGGTGACCCTGCACCCCGAGTGATCCAGCCCCGCTCCCCTCGTTACAACTTGGAGGTAGGCCGCTACCTCAAGTTGTTTGAGGCGGAACTGGTACACGGTTTTGCATCTGCTTTTGGGTACAATGTTGTGCTTAAAGGCTTGAATGCTGACCAAGTCGCTGAGCAACTGCGGAGAAACTGGGATAGTTTCCACCGCCCTGTAGCAGTGGCTCTCGATGCGAGCCGGTTTGACCAGCATGTGAGTCAAGCCGCCCTTGCTTTCGAACACTCTGTCTACAACGCCGTGTTTCACTCGAAGGAACTCCGCAAGTTGTTGAGTTGGCAATTGGTCAACCATGGCTTCGGCCGTGTTGGCGACTCTCTAGTTAAGTACGTTGTTGAAGGCTGTCGCATGTC